CGCCGACCTCGACTGGTACGTTCACACTGCAGCAAGGCTCGACGCTGAGCGGCACGTTTACGACTTCGGTTGTCAACGGCTTCCCGACTTCAACCTTTACGTACAGCTTGCACTAAACTATGAGCGAAACCAAGCATACTGGAACTTTTCAGGGAAAAAGCAAGCCCTCGGTCACGGGGGCAGGGCTGCTCAACTGAAAGCTCAAGGCGTACCTGGTGGAGTGATTGGGGCTATAGCCCGTGCGAAGCATGCGGCTCCTGGCCAAGCCAACTACCATGGTGGACACTACAACGCGAACGGCGCGACCCATAACGGTGGCTAAAGCCGTTACCAAATGGCAACCGGGTAAATCCGGGAACCCAAAGGGACGACCGAAAGATCAGCGCACCATCGCTGTTCTGAAAAACGACCTGGAGTTAGCCGTCCGAGAGAAACTCTCAAAGACGGCTGTCTCCAGCGTTGTCAACCGCATGGTTAAGATAGCTACAGAGAGTTTAGACGAGCAGGCGGCAGTAGCCGCTGCTAAAGTCGTACTCAATATGGCAATCAGCAAAGCGCACGTACAAGAGCAGAGTTCTGGTAAATCAGGTTTCACAATAGTTATAGAGAATGCAACGCTACAGGCGCTTAAACAGCAGCCTGAGCATAAAACAATAGACGTACAAGTCACTGACGTAGTGGCGGAGCAATAAAATGGCAAGTGCAGCGAAAGAAGTAATGGGGAAGGCTTTCACGTCCCCGACGAGCGACAAGGCGGCAGGTGGACGTGAGTCCCCCAGCGCCTCTGGTCCTTCGGGCAAGTATATGGAACGCAGCGGTCCTGCGACAGGCGGCCACAAGGGCTGGACTGGCGGGTATAGCGATGATGCCTGGCTGGGTGATACCAGCAAGATGGCTAATCGTCAGTTCGCCTCGGAAGGCGGAACGGATTACTACGATGAAGTCAATATCGCATGGCCTGCGAATGAGGTCGATGCAGACATTTATATGGTCCCTGACTTTCAGGGACAGTCAGGTCAAGGCGCTAATCAGAGCACCTTGCGCCCCATTGGGAGCGTGTAATGGCTTTTTCACAACGACAAATTAATGAAATACAGCCATTGGCTGAAGTCAGCGCGTGTGTAGCGTCTCCTGGCGCCGTAGGTAACGGCACGACGGTCTATGTGACCGCAGCGTGTACTATCGGCGGAACTAGCGGCCCTGCCGCGACGTTTGCTATCGGTGATTGGCTACAAGTGTATCCGGCGTCTACCGCGGGTACGAACGGTATTAGCGTCACGGCTGCTCCTACTGCTACAGCAGGTACGGTAGGTTTGTATTTCCAGAACAACACTGGTGGATCAATTACGCCCGTGGCTAGTTCTGCATACAAAATAGTCGCTTATCGTACTACGCCTACGATTATCTCGTAATGGGTAAGGTAACTATTCTCAGCGGTCCCCGTAAGGGGACTGTTGTTGACAGTGACTCACAGGGCGGTCAGATGCGCCATCGCGTGGATACTGACGACGGTCCTTCGGTAGAAACGCCGATGGAGACTGCTGATCGTCTGTCCGGTGATGATGGACAAGGTAAGCGGCAGAATCAGTCTACGGACGCAATGAACCAGTATTGATGGGCTACTTGATTCGGCAACCTGGAGAGGCTGTTGGAACCGACTTTACGCATAAGTCTGCATCCCGCGCAGGCAGCAATTTTCAACAGCACAAAGCGCTTCCTGGTAGTAGCGGCAGGCCGCAGATTCGGCAAGTCGTGGTTCGCGAGCGTAAAGCTCGGGGTCGCAGCCCTAGCCAGTGAAAATAGATTTGGTCACAAGCTTACTCCAGAGCAACCAGTCTACTACGTCGCTCCAACGTTTGACCAAGCTGTTAGAACAATGCGACCAAAGCTTATCCGACTTCTCGGGTGGGCGAAAGATGGTGGTTTCATTACCAATGAAAACATCAACAACGGCTGGATCGAGCTACTCAACGGCGTCAAAATCTATCTAAAAGGGGCGGAGAACGATGACGCTCTCCGAGGCGAAGGCAACAGGTTGGTGGTTCTGGATGAATACGCATCCATGGCTCCGCATGTATGGCCTGAGATTCTTGAGCCTACTCTTATGGACGTTGAGGGCGATGCTCTCTTTATAGGAACGCCAAAGGGTAAAAATCACTTCTATCGTCTGTTTATGGATGCTCTGACGCATCCAGAGCCATACTGGAATGACTGGGAAGCCTTTCATTTCAAATCAAATGATAATCCGTTCCTCAAGGAACGAGAACTCAAGCGCATCGTTTCTCGCAGCAAGGGAGCCGAAGGTCTTGACCCCAGAGATAGAAATCGCCAAGAAATTGAAGCCGACTTTATCTCCGGAGGCAGTAAGATACTCCGCCCTGACTGCTTCCCAGTCGTTAAGGGCTTTAACAGTAGAACGGCACGGTACTTCGTCACTGTGGATCTTGCCGGATTCAAAAAAGCTGACGGAAATCAAGTACTACGGACCGACGAAAGTGTCGTCGCAGTTACAGCAGTCAATGATGACACATGGACTGTCCTGCGTATTAGACACGGCCACTGGGAAGTAAGAGAAACAGCTACGCAGATACTGCTAGCTTGCAAAGCCTTCCCAGGATGCCGTCTAGGCATCGAGGAAGGCGCCCTAGAAGCGGCAGTACGTCCCTACCTTGAAGAAATGATGCGGCAGTACAGCCGCTACATCAACATAGAGCCGCTAAAGCACCACAATGCACGGAAACAGGATCGCATCAGTTGGTCGCTTAGCGGACGTAGCGAACGCGGACTCATCCAACTTCTCACGGATCAACCGGAGGACTACGACGGACCGACAATCCAGCCCTGGAACCGATGGTTCCTTGACCAAGTGGCTGACTTTCCCGATCCCCTCGCCCACGATGACGGACTCGATGCAGTCGCCTACGTTGACCAACTTAGCGAAGCTTCCTACTTTGACGCCTCTGACGTAGAAGAGTGGACTGCGCTTGACCCAATATCAGGATATTAAGTAATGTCAGTGTTCCCCACTCGCGGCCAATCTATTCTAGTTGAGACGCCCGAGAGCCTGGCTGCTGACCGTAAGTACTTCGATAAGCCATACGAGAAAGCTTCATCGCTGTGCGGCTGGGTGTTCCAGCGCGTCAACATTTGGGAAGATGTGCGCAATCGTGGATACCAGCAACTGTGGGGCGAATACTGGCGCATGTGGCGCGGTAAG